TATTTTTTATTTTTTTGTTTTTTAAATTTTTTTTTTTTTTTTTTTTTTTTTTTTTTGCTTCGATACATATTAAACCCCGATTAAATATATAAACATCAAATCAAGATCAAAGAATCAAAAACATTTATGTTGGGAGAAGATTTTTTTTGTTATGGCTGTGAAGTACTAACAGTAGTAAGTACAAAACGAATTATTTAACTGGATTACGTTTACGAGGTTTTAATATTCAGTACAAAACCCTACATGATTTTAAATATTAAAACCTCAAAGGGTTGAATAGTTGTTTTTATATAGAGTTTTGTAGTTGTCGTGTATATTGTCGGGTAAAAATCAATATTATTTCAAAGTTTCCATATACAGTAAGGCTTTGCAAGGTTTAATCGTGACCTTAATATGATTGAGTTAAACAGTTGTACACAAAATCAGTTGAAGAACTGCATAAAAAAAAGTCAAAAAAATATAGAGACTGACTAAAAAAAACAACCCCATACCCCGAAAAAAACGAGTTTCCCGATTGCTTCGGGCGCACGATCACCCATATACCCTCCTAAAAACAAAGTCATGTAAAAAATTTATATTTTTTTAAGTATTGATTTTGTTGGGGTTTATGTTTTTTGAATAAACAATTATGTTAAAATATTTGTTTTATTCGGGAATACATTTTTACTCAAAGTAATTACTCTGCAATTCCACGGCTGTTTTAATGGTTTAAATTATTGATTAACAATTAATTAAATTTTAAAAAGTGTTTTGAAGTTGTCCGTATATGGTAACTTAGTTGTCTGTAGATGGTAATTTCGATGTATAAAGTTTATGTTTATAACATAAATAAAATTATATTTGTAGAATAGAAACGAAAACTGGGATTCATGGGAACAATTACAGAAGATTTTTTTGTTAAGGTTATAGAGAGTATTAGAATACAGATGGATTACGATAGAGGTCGCCATGATGCTTTATGTAATGCTTTAGGTGCAGATGATGGTTCGATACCTTTTTACGACAATTCTGTATTGATTAAATCCTTGATAGAGGCATTGCAATTGTTTTTTCCTAGAACTGCTGATGGATTTTGTGAGATAGAGCATTATTGCTTTGATATGAATTTTGGACGTTTAGAAGAACAGCAAGCTATTACTCCTGAGGACTTGTTTTCTAGATTGTTGTCACAGAGAGAGATTTTAGTTTCGACCCACCCATTAATTGATTAGACCATGGAAGAACTACAAATAGCTTTTTGGATTATTTGTGTATTAGTAATAGCAAAACCCGCTTACTACGCTATTAGAGATTTAATTAAATGTTTGATTGAGATTATTAAAAACCAATAAATATTATGGCGTGTACCAAAGATTTTTTGAATGGGTGCGCTGGGAAATTAAAACACAAGACATGGTTTGCTGCAGATTATTTTTTAAAGAACGAGCATATTGACCCTCTTGCTCAAATTTACAAATGCAGATGTGGTTTTTTCCATATAGGCGGACGAAAGAATAACAAAGGGGAGAAGATTATTAAACATAAAAAAAGGGAAATCAATGACCAACAACACAAACGAAAACACAAGCGATTCAAATACTGAATTAAGTTTTGTACCAGAAAGAAGAGAGTATAAAATGGAAGAGATATACCAAGGTGTAGTAATGCATCCAAATGGATATTTTTATACTATTCACAAAAAAGACATGACAAATGTTTTTCTTTCATTAATCGAGGGAGATCAAATTGTTCCCGCACCTGCAGCACTTATTTTACATTCAATCAATTCAGGTAAATGCAGTTTTTATCCAGCTGGCGACGAGTCATACAAAGAAGTTTTGTACAGCGAAGAGGTTTCAGAGTATAAAAACAATATTCTAAAATCATTGATTTTTAATCAATTGGCTTTAGAGGCTAACGATAGCTTGATAGAAACAATTGAGTACGACAAATATTTGAAAAACCTTTTACTAAAAGCCAATAAAGGGTTAGAGTTAAAAGCAAAAAAACATTTGGAAAGAGTTTTTGGTGCCGATCCCGAAATGTTAATCAACATATTCAATTCGATTGACAAGTTCGTAGGCAGACTTGCTACAAAATTGCCACACGAATTCTTTTATCTCAATTCAATTATTGAAGAGTACGAGGAAGATCCCGCTAAATACATTGGAAGACAAGTAAACCTTGAAAAGCTACAATAATGCCTGATTTGAAATTAAGAGTAGGGTATCATGCCGAAAGTGAAAAAAGCTTTGGCGTATTGGTTGATGTAACACTTGGACCTATGCTTAACGATTATGCAGCAAGTAGACTGGAATGGTTTCCTAAATCACTGTGCTCCATTGAAAAAAAAGAAGTTGAAAACGGAATACCTGAATATTACCTCACGGCTCCTGATTGGCTTTTAAAAACAAAAAATGTGTCTAGTAAGCCTAAAATGATAAACTGATGGGGATATTGCTTTATTCAGAATACATAGTGAAACAAGCGCTTTGGCTACAAATAAAAGATGAAGAAAGAACGAATTTTGGAACTAACTCAACTCAATTTTATATTGAAAAATACATTCAGTAAAGATTGAAGATTTTAGTAAAGAGGTACAAAATAATATCGTTGAAATAATCGACTACATGGTTCTAAATTATAATGATAAATATTAAATCATGAGACACGAAAATTTGAATACTGAACAGCTAGTAGAGTTTAATTTACTTTCTCCAGAAGATCAAAAAATAGTATTGTTAGATTCATTTATTGCAAAAAACAATGGATCTACCTCAGAAGTCAGATTTGATGGCTGGTCTTTTGAAGAAAAAATTGAATTTTTTAAAAACAAAACACAATGAAATACTATCTAGGAATTGACCCGGGAAAGCAAGGAGCTTTTGTTGTAATTGACGAAAACTCAAATGTAGTTGAAATGATAGGTACTCCACTCATAGGCAAGGAATACGACCGACAAGGTATTGTGGATATTCTAGCTAGTAGAGACTTTCATAAGATAGGGCTAGAAAGTCCTGATATTATTTTTGGAGTAGGCAAGAGTGCCGTTGCTTCTTTATCGCATTGTGTAGGCTTAATCGAGGGCATTATGATAGGTTTAAAAACTCCTTTTGTCCTTATAAAACCAAAAGAATGGCAAAAAGAATGTTGGAAACACGTAAAAACCCAAAAGAAAGCTACTGGAAAAGGCAATGACACTAAGGCGACTTCAACTATGGCAGCAGTCAACCTTTGGCCCAATGCCAATTTCAAAATTACCAATGCAGGTAATTCATCAAAAAACCATAATGACGGAATGATTGATGCCGCGCTTATCGCGGAGTATGTACGTAGAATGTTTAAATAGATTTTTATGAAAGGAACAAAATTATTTGGCGAAATATTAAACTCACTTCCATTAAACTGTACAGAATCAATAGATGATGAAATATCGTTAGCGAAGAATATTGCTACTATAATTATTGAAAAAAAATATCGTCCCGCTACTACAGCGGGTTTGGGACTAAATTAAGCCCATTATTCGGATTTGCCAAATCATCCCAAATACAAACTATTTCCCCCATTAAGCCAAATACCCAAATCCGTTGTAGTAGCTGTTAGGCATTCGGTTCTTTATGTTCAATATTTCGGTTTAGTTTCTGCGCCGTTTTAAAGTCAGAAACACAATTAAAATTCAACATTATGTTTTCAAAACACACAAAATTTATGAATGATTGCGGAACAAACAATCTTTTTAAATCAGTAACTATTTACCGATTTCTTTGGCTTCCAATATTTAAGACAACCAAAGAAATGGTAGATAAGTTCTAATTATTTAGTTAGCCGATAAATAATGCTAAAAGTATTAGTACTTTGATTTGGGACAATATCGTAATTCTTTATTGACCAACCTTCGGAAAGGTGTTTATTTAGTTCTGTTAATTCAAATTCTAAAGAATGACTTCCTTTTCTAAGCTCTTCGATTAATCCAGAAGACACATTTGCTACTAATACTTTTTCCATTTTTTATTGTTTAGGTTAAAATTAAATTCTTTTTATCTGCTTCATTTTGGCTGAACTGATGCCTAACATTCCAATAGAGAACTGTTATTTAATCTAAGGTCCTGTGGAGTTATTCAAAACGAAAAAATTTATTTGTCAAAGTTGCAAGACTTAACAGAAGAAGAACAAAAAATTAAAACAGAAATTAAGAGTATATGAAAAAATTATTAGCAGCAGTAAGAAGTTTCCAAAAGAAATTCAAACAACCCATTTCAAAAAAACCAATGTTAACTGGTTTAGAAAAAGGTACACTTCGTTTCGAATTGATGAAAGAAGAAAATGAGGAATACCTCGAAGCCGTAAAAGAAAATGATTTAGTTGGCGTGGCTGATGCGCTGGGTGATCAACTTTACATTTTGCTTGGCACCATTAACCACCATGGTATGCACAACATCATAGAAAAAGTATTCTATGAAATTCAAGATTCCAACATGAGTAAGCTTGGCGCTGACGGGAAACCAATTTACCGTGAAGACGGTAAGGTATTAAAAGGGCCAAACTACTTTAAACCCAACCTAAAACAGTTTTTGTAATGAATAAGCCAAATTTACAAGCGGTTAGGAAACATTTTTCTAACGCAAAAACAATTACTTGTTTAACAAACCAAATGAATATTGATGTAACTGGTATCACTGAGTTTGAATATGATAAAGAGGCTGAAATATGGACTTCGGTAGGCGGCGCAATCACCTTCTGGGAAAACGGGAATTATGCTGCAATAGTAAATTCAGTTAGTAAAAAACCATGCAATTGTGAGTCTTGTGACTGCAACAAAGGAAAAACTGTAAAACGTAATCTAAAAAAGTAATGGAAGATTTAATTATACAAGGATTAGCTAATTGTTTTGCAAAACGAGATGCGCCAATAGTTATTTTTTGCGATTGGGAAGATGTGAAAAATATCGAAAAAGACATTGCCAAAAAAACAAAAATGGGAGGCTCTTATCCTCACAACAACCCTCAGTTTCAAAACTTAAATGTTATGACTTTTAGTATTGATGGGAAAGATTTCTTTTTTGTTGATAAAATGCAAATGATTCAATTTCTTGAAATTGTAAAACAAAACATGCCATGAGACGTTCCGGCCAAACCACACGGCTGATAGACGATGCCGTTCAAGAGTTATTCACTAAGGGAGAGCTTTTTTTATTGCGTAAAAATGCAATTAGTAAGTCAAGTTCTATTGTGACAAAAACGGCTACCGTATTTGTAGATCCAGATCATCGCATGGGTAATCAAGCACAAAATGATTTTGTGTATCGCGCAATGAGGCGATTAGAGTTTGAGCACCGAGGCAGCCACAAAATAAAAAAGTTAGCTGTAGACTATATTCACATTGTAATACAATAATAGACAATGGAAATCAAAAGTTTAATACGAAGCAAAGTACTCATAGAAATTTCAGAGGCAGTAACACAAACTGCTTTTGGAATATTTTTACCAGGAGAAGCCGTAAAACAACCCCGCGAAGGCAAGGTAATTATGATAGGTCCAAAAGTAGAGCATGTGAAAATTGGCGATATGGTGCGACACTACGAACACTGTGGAGTACCGATAGGGTACCAAGGCAAAAAATGTTTATTCCTTCAAGAAAAAACCGAAATAGAACTGATATTATGATAAAAATAGAAAATCAGCTTAATTTCAAATGGAATTAAAAAAGTAATGAAAAAAAAAAGGTAATAAAGTACTTATCAAAAGATGTAGCCAAAAGCTATACTGAAAAGCTAGAGCTATTCAAGTTCTCGTCTATTTCGGTAGAAGCTACTTTTACAAAGCGCTATCATAATTCTTTATTGCTGCTAATGAAATTATCAAAAGCCGATAGGATATTTTTGGACTTCATTACAGAGGAAATGGATGATAACAACTTTGTTACCAATAGTATTCAAATCCGTACAAAATTCAATACACTCTTAAAAAAAATAGGGCAGGAGGAATATTCTACCACTACCATACACCGTTGTTTTTCTAATTTAGCTAAGTTTGAATTACTATTAAAATACAAAGGAAGAGGGGCTTATCAAGTAAGCCCAGTTTTCTTTTTTCGTGGTTCCGAGGAGCAGCGCGCCAAGGTACTCAGGGAAATTTTAGAACGAATAAAAAAGGAGCCAATCAATAAACTAAGGCACGACTTGCTTAAAGGTACAAATTTTTATGCTTCTCAGGAGGAGGTAGAAGATTGATTTTTTTGATCAATCGCATTCTTTTTTTATCAATGGCAGCGGCATCCCTTTTTTTAGAAAGCGGGTTCATTAAAGTGTATTCCGGAAACTTTTTTTCTCCACTTAGTAATTCATAAAAATCTTCTATTCCGTGCGTGGCATGTACGCTTAACTTATATACATGTTTGCTAAGATCAACGCCTTCTTGCGCTATAACAACATGGCCAGTATCAAGTATGTTTCTAATTGAGGCGTATGAAAATTGTTTTGGTATTTCAGCAAAATCAGCTTGGGTAAATAGTTTTTTACCATGTAGGTAAAGCAACAATTCCAACAAATCAATAGTTAAATCATACTTTTTTTGAATGTAAGGCCTTACGATGATTAGTCTCTCTAACAAATCAAAACCCCGATCAATTGTAAATTCTTTTTTGCTGTACTTTTCTTTTTTTATCTTATTAAAAGAAACTGAACTATTATTTTCAGTCAATATTTTTTGAGTAGTTTCAGATAGTATATCTTGTGTTTTAATCTTTCCCATAATAGCATAAAAATTTATGTTACAAATATAAAAATATTATGTTTGATAGTTAAAATCTATTATCTTTGTTTTTAATATATATTTTAATTATTACTAAAATGCCAAAAGCAAATAACACTGATATCTTTAAATACAATGAATATCCTAGCTTGTTGGATTATTTGTTTGGCTCCGATTTTGAAGATTATAAGAAAAACAAAAGTTTCCGTTTAAATTCAATTATTCAATTGATAAACAATGTAAACGGAATAAATAATACACAATATATATTTTCAGACGGAAGTGATCCTGAAATTGATTATTTTGACAAAGGATATTTTTTTACTGATAATAACGAAACTGATCCAAATGGTTTTACAAAAATAATTCTAAACAAAGAATCTCTACAGCCTATAGATTTAACGCTTCTTTTTGAAAGATTAGCAACAATAAGCAGTCTAGTTTTAAGGTTAGACAATCCATCGAACCCCAATAATTTTTTCAATTTTAATATTACTTCTATCGCTGACGAAGGTAATTTCTTTGTTTTTGATGTTGAGCCTTTTGAAAACTTTTTCTTTGGGGAGTTAATAAACAGCACTGTTTATAGCGTTTATTTTGATGTAAAGGCAAATATTTCTGACAAATTATCTCGTGGTGGTTATCCTGGTACTGCTCAGAATCTTGATGACAGAATAAATTCTGTTGAATTTCCTAATGAGATATTGACACGTGGTCCTGTGCTGCTAGAAAATGACAGTGTAAGTATTTCTGCTAATGATTTTAGAGTACGAATCAATCAAAATGTGGTTTCTAATCCTAACAATTATAATGTTACAATTAATCCCGCTACACTAGGTTTTAATCGTACTGACATAATTATTATTGATCAATATGGTGTATTTACTAAAATTCAAGGTCAAGAATCTATTGATATTGCTGTAAAGCCAGTACCGTCAGCTAATACACTGGAAATAACTTCAATCAATATTACAGGCAACTCAATATCAAGTCCAACTCCCTCTGATAATGCAAAGCTAGACCGTGCTGGATATAATGGAAATGCTTATACATTAGATCAAAAAATAGATAGTACACGAAAGGACGTAATGACTCGTATTGATGATTTTGAGTATGAAATGGAGGAAATTAAGCTTCCTCTAAAAGTAGATAAAGTAACAGGAAAGTCTCTACTACTAGATACTGAAATCATAAGATTACAAACTTTACAAAATTTTGATAATTCAGGAAATATATCCGCTTTAAACTTAAAAGCCGACAAATTAACTACCTACACAAAAATAGAAGTAAACAATCTTGACGCTGCTTTAGTAGCTGCTTTAAAAGATGGAGTTGATCCTTCTGGAGATACTCTTCAAAAGCTATACAACTTAATTCAAGGAGTTGCTGCAGAAGTTACTGTGGCAAATATTGCGGCTCGAAACTCATTAAATGTAAAGCAAGGAGACAACGTATTTGTTACCGATGATGGTGATGGGAAATGGGCACTTTATAAAGCGACCTCTGCAGGTGTAAATGCTACCTACGTCAAGCTATCGGATCCTGATTTGTTGAACGCGTTAATGACCGCTACGCAAATAAAAACGGCCTACGAAAGCAATTCTGACACTAACGCATTCACCAATGCTTTATTATCAAAATTGAATGCTATAAATGCAAACGCTCAAAAAAACAGCGACATAACCAAGGCTGAAATTGAAGCAAAGCTTACGGGTGAAATTACATCGCACACGCATGATACAGATTTGAAGTCAATAACAATTGAACAATTAGATGTAAGTGTTACTTGGGATTTTAATCACAATTTAAACAATCCTTACCCAGTAATAAGTGTTTGGGAAAAATCGGGAAAAATAATTTTTCCTGAAAAAATTGAATCGCTAAACTCAAATAATTTAAGGATTATTTTTCCAGTTCCTGTAGCTGGATATGCTTCAGCTATAGCAGGGATGTTTGTTCCTTCAATATCTTCAGGTTACGATGTTAACGCACAGTTATTTATTGATGTTGTAGGTAACTTAAGTTTGCAAAATAAAGAGGCAATTAATCAGTTGGTTTTAGATTTAAAAAGTTCTAATATTTGGAATAAATTATTAATGGTTAATCCTAAAGTTGGAATTACAGCTTCAGACCATAAATGGAATTTAAAAGATCCTAGAGATTTAAACGAGGCTTATAGACAGGTATATTCAGGTGGTTGGGTTCGTAACAGTAAAGGTGCATTAGGTAATTTAACGAACACTTTTGCGAATACTTTTGTAAATCCATCTGCTTTAGGTTTGACCAATAATATCTCTTTTGGATTCTACATTACACAGGCTCCTACGGTTTTTGGAGATAGGCACTTTTTTGGTGCGCATACTGGGAGTAATAATTATTTATCAATTCAAAATTCCTTTTCAAACAGTATTGTTTTAAACGGTTATACATCATCCTATATTCAATTACAAGCTGCTCCTTCAAATAATGGGTTTATGGCGATGTCTATACTTGGTACTTCTAAAACATTGTACAACAAATCGCTTAAATCAACTACTGCTTTGTCTGGTAATGGATCTCCAAATTCAAATATTTACGAAGGCGCTTTGAATCTAAATAACGCTTGGTATAATAGTGTAGATGCTCAAATTGGGTGTTCTTGTATTGGGCAGGGTTTAACAGATCTTGAAATTTATAATTTAAGACTTGCCATTGAAAAATTTGAAACTGCATTAGGAAGAAACGTTTAAATTAAAATAAGATGAAAATATACAATCCAGATATTCAATATGTAGGAGTTCCAGTCGGTGATTTAAATAGCCATATTTTTAAAATTACTCCAGAAATGTTTTTAGGGTCTGATGTTTTTAGAATTAATCAAGCTATTGATTTTGTAAGTGAAAGAGGTTTTGGAGAGGTAGTCTGTAATGGTTCGTATCTATTAGATTCCGCAATTATAATTAAAAGCAACTTGACCTTGATTAATAACGGGCTTATAAAAATGAATAATTCTGCAAGGGATAATATAATTAGAGCTGCGGTTGCAAGTACTACTCCAATATCTAATATTAAAATAGATGGTAGTGGAATTTTTCAGGGCGGAGATTCTTCTTGGGGAAGTGATACCCCTGCTGATGTTGGATCTGAGTCATGGCGTGCAATTGGTATTTTGTTGGCTAACGTTGTAAATTTTGAAATAAAAAATATAACTCTTAAGAATACAGCAATGTGGGGGATATGTTTAGAACAGTCAAGGTATGGAAAATTAAACAACCTGACAATACTACAAGACAATTCCAAACCCAATCAGGACGGAGTAAATATTAGAAGAGGCTCTCATAACATTATGGTAGATGGTATCTATGGAGTATGCTTTGACGATACATTAGCTATTACTAATCTTAATATTAGGAATGATGTTAATTTTTTAGGCTCTACAATTTACGAAAATAGCCGAACAGACTTTAACATTTACCAAATAATTGCAAAAAACATCAACAGACCGCAATTTGTGGGGCAAATAGGTTCATACTCTCCTCCTGTAAAATACGGAGGTATACTTTTATTGTGTGAGGATGGTAATAAGATTCACGATGTTTTTATTGATGGTATTTTAGGAGAAGCTCAAGTAAATGTTGCATTTACTCAAATAAATTATGCTGAAAATACACAAGCTAATGTTAATGATATGTTTAATATAAATATATCAAACGTAGCTACTGCGGCAGTTTTTGTAAATAGGCCAATTAAAAATAGTTCTATTATTAATGTACCTGCTTTAAATATACAGGGAACTTTTGCTAGTGCTATTTTTAAAGCAGGAAGTTCTAATGTCATGAGAAAGTACCATAATGGTAATTTTGAATTTTTTGCAACAGTATAAAAAAAAATAATCTCAACAATAACAGCCATCAAATTGGTGGCTGTTTTAAACTAATCAAATAAACCGCATGGAAAAAATACTTGCATTTGCCTTACCTAAATTTACTCTATTATCCATTTTATTAAAAAAACCTTTTTTACTTCTTGCAAGTGTTCCAATGGTTGCCGTTGTTTCGCAAGTGGTAAGTTATGAAGATGTTTGGTATTTTTTAAAATGGTTTTTTGTTGCTGATTTGATAAGTGGGTTAGCTGCATCTTATTGCGAATGGAGAAAATCAGATCATAAAGACCGATGGTTTTTTGGAAAGGGAGAGGGTTTCTCTAGTAATAAAGCTAAGATGTTTGGCGTAAAGTTGATTGTTTATCTCAACGTACCTGATATGCTAATTAAGTTGCAAAAAACCCTACTACTGAAGACATTCAAATATTCCCCAATTTCGGATGCAGAATTTGAGTTAGCGACAATTGTGGTTTTGATTTTCTGTGCAATAGAAGGCTTTTCTATTTTCCATGAGAACCTTCCAAAATGTGGTTTTGATTTATGGAAAACAATTAAAAAAATCCTCGGATTTTACAAAGAAGCTAAAAAAGAAATAACAGAATAATTATGAACTACGATTATTTAAAAAAAGTAACAGCACCGCAAGTTCTAGTTAAAGCACTAGAACTTGTGGGTACTAAGGAAATCATAGGCTCTATTCATAATAACATCATTATGAGCTGGGCAAAGGATCTTAAAATAGAAAAAATCTACACAGCAGATGAAATTGCATGGTGTGGTTTGTTTATGGCAATAGTTTGCCAGCGTGCCAATGTAGCCACAGGAATAACTCCAAAGGATGCACTTTGGGCTTTAAACTGGAACAAGTTTGGCACTAAGCAATCAGTGGCTATGCTTGGTGATATTTTGACTTTTAAGCGCAATGGTGGTGGCCATGTTGGTATATATGTTGGTGAGGATGATACTTGCTACCATGTACTTGGTGGAAATCAATCCAACATGGTAAATATCACCCGTATCGAAAAAACACGATGTGCCGGAATCCGAAGAACAGCATGGAAAATTTCGCAACCACAAGATGTTCGCGTGATCAAAGTAAGTTCAAATGGTTTTATCTCTAAAAACGAAGCGTAATGGTACGGGTAAATTTACATAGTCAATTTTTAAAAGAAGCAATCAAATATCTAGGATGGATTTTGCTGTTCTGTGTCCTTTGGTTCCGTGGGTGCAACCGTTCGGAAATCCCGAACAGTTCAAAAAAAGTAGAAGTTCCTGAAGTAAAAGGAAAATTCGAGCCTAAAAAGCCAGTTCACGAATCAGTTAGTTCCAAAATGGAACGCACTGCAACTGGTAAAGAAATTTTACAAGTTGAAAACCCAATTGATGAAAAACTGATTGCTGAGAATGAAAAATTGAAAGCTGATTTTGCAAAAGAAACGGACTCTTTAAAAAAAGAGATACTATTTAATAAAGTGGCAAGTTTAAATAGATTCTCAACAGATTTTGAAGATGAAAATATCATAATAAATATTGAAGGAATTGTGCAAGGTGAAGTCAAAGAAGTTACACCAGGATATACCATCAAGAAGAAAGAAATTGAAGTTCCAGTTAAGCAAAAAGAAACCGTTTTTCGCGTTTTGGCCGGTGGAGCGATTGGATTAAACAAAGAACTCAATCAAGCAGCCTATAATCTTAACTTAAATTTTCAAAATAGAAAAGGCGATATAATTTCGGCTCAATACTTAAATGTGGGCGGGCAGGAATTTGGTATGGTTGGGTTTAAGAAATCGATACTTAATATTAAACGATAGTTTTTTTATGCTTAATAAAACATAAACTATTATATCAAAAACATAAACAATGCAAGGAATAAATCATTTTATACTAGAAGTCGAAAAGGCTTTTAATGACACAATTGAAGTTGGCGATATTGAACTATTTGTAGATAAAAAAATATCAAGAGATAGAGCAGCAAATCGATTTGGAACAATTGTAAATGTTCCAGCAGAAGGCAAAACAATATTAAAAAAAGGGTATCAAGTGATTTTTGACGCTACCATTTTATACAGACAAATCTACAAGGAAGGTGTGCAGGAAAGCATTCATCTAGTAGGCAAAGAAAAGTCGTGGTATAAAATCGAACCTGATATGATTGTGCTGTACCGTGAGAACGATGCTGCTGAATGGAAAGGCTATGGCGATAATTTGATGGTTTCATTTATTACTGAAAAGCCAAAAAAAACATCAGGATTAATCACCGGTACTGACAAAGAAAAAACAATAAAAGGAAAGGCTACCGTAAAATACCGCAATGCTTTTTTAGAAGAGAATGACGTAGAAAACGGACAAGAAATATTTATTAACCCAACGTGCGGAATACCATTTTTCTTTAAAAACAAAACCTTGTATTGGATCCGTACTAAAGATGTTTTAGCAGCATGAGTAAAGACAGCAAATTACAAGAGAGTAGAAGGAAATCTATTCCTGAATTAGTGGATAAATACCAAACATTAGTAAATCAAATTTTTACAGCAGTAACGGCTCCATTACCTGATTTTAAAGAGGTTAAAAAAGAAGGCGAAAACGGAGATTCATTAGTAGTCACCGCTGAACAGCAAATGTTTGCTTTTATCAATGTGCGTGATAGAGCCCTTGATAACGCTAACAAAATGATGGAGAAAATCAACATGCTTGAAATGGAATTGAATGCTCCAGAATTATTTGAAGCTATTGCCAAGCTAGAATCCGAGCCAGAAGAAAAAGTAACTACAGTAAAAAACCCAACCAAAAGGTACGCCCAAAAAAATAAAGATTAATGATATTTTATCTAGGAGAAAAAGTCGAAAATTTAACGGATGATAAAAACCGTTTAGCCAGAAACAAGGCCAAGTCTTGGAAGTACGGCTATGACGCGTCTATTGATACCGTTATTATTTCGAAAGATGGTACTCTTGGAGAAATTTACAACATCAGTGGTATCAACATTGGATTGCCACAACAACCCCTAAAAGAAGAAATTCTTAATCACAATAAAACGGCTTTAAATCAAAAGTTCACCAGAGAGCCATTGCCGGAAGAACTTACAGAAACCTCTATTGCTAACTACAACCGAAAGTTAACTGGGTCCGAAAAAGAAAAATCAGACAAAGCAGCTAAATACCTAAATTCATTATATAATAAACATTCTGAATATATTGAAAATGAATATGATAGGCGTGAAAAAGGAATGTGGATTTATGTAAAAGGATTTCCTATTTACATTCCAGGTACTTACTATTACGGTATTCAGTGGGTACGCGAAGATACAGATTATCCTAATTTTCGTGTAATCCAAAATGAATTAATGATTTTTTGGGAAGCTTGTAAAGCTGATGATCGCTGCTTCGGAATGCAGTATGTAAAAAACAGACGTATTGGCGCTTCTTATTTGGCTGTTGTAGAATTGTTAGAGGCTTCTACTATAAACGAGGATAAAATACTTGGAATTATTTCAAAAACAGGAAACGATTCAAGTAACATTTTTAATCGTTTGATCAAAGGATTTAAAAGATTGCCTTGCTTTTTTCAACCGCTTTGGGATGGTACCTCTACTCCTAAAAAAGAATTAGTTCTTGATGTACCTACTAAACGTAGAGCGAAAAACGAAATTGTTAGCGATGATGGTTTAGGGTCAAAAGTTTCTTGGCACAACACAGCAATAAATGCCATGGATGGTGATGCCATTTTTAGATCATTGCTTGATGAATCTGGAAAGTACCCACCTGATGTTCCTTTTAATAAATATTGGGGTATTGTAAAAACCTCACATACGAAAGGTATTCGTATCACGGGTAAATCTATGGTAGTTTCTACTGTAAATGCTAAAAATAAAGGAGGAGCTGAATACGAAGATGTTTGGAACGATAGCGATGTAAGCAAACGTGACGGTAACGGGCAAACTACTTCAGGATTGTATCGAATTTTTATTGCAGCAGAAAACTGTTTGGAAGGAATGTTTGATGAATACGGATTTACTATTGTAGAAGATCCAGAAAAACCAGTTAAAACGGATGAAGGAAAATATACTAGCATTGGTTCGAAAACCTATTTAAAAAACAAAGCTGAAGCATTAGCAAATAAGCCCGAAGATCTAAACGAATTCAAACGTCAGTTTCCTGATACTATATACGATGCTTTTCGTGATGAATCTGGCAATTGTGCTTTCAACTCTATCAAGCTAGAACAACAAGTTTTTTACAACAACCATCAAATGATGCCGGACGAAATTGAAACCGGTAATTTTTCATGGGAAAACGGTATGGCTGACACTAGAGTAAAATGGAATCCTGATCCAAATGGTCGTTTCTGGATTGCTAAAGGTTGTCACCCGCCAAAAGAATTTCAAAATATAAAAGAAAAAAAGCACATTAACGGTGTTTTTGCTTGGGCACCAGTGGCCGAACATATTGGCTGCTTCGGAGTCGATCCATACAACGTTACAAAATCAGCTACCAAGGGTTCTCGTGGTGCTATTCATTTAAGTACAAAAATGAATACTACAAGTCTACCTAACAATACTTTTATTTTAGAATACTTGGACCGAGCGCCAAAAATTGAAATGTTTTTTGAAGATGTTTTAATGGCTATGGTATATTATTCTATGCCAATGCTTTGTGAGTTATCCAACTATGAATTTTTGAGAATGATAAAAAACAGAGATTATCGTCATTACAGCATGAATAATCCTTTTAAAAATTTTAAAGATCTAATTCCTGCTGAAGAAGAACTTGGAGGTGTTCCGGCTCAAAACGCCAAAATTGGTATTGCTCAGGCTAATGCAACTAATTCCTATATCGAAGATTATATTGGTGTTGCTATGGAAGAAATAAACCGTCCTAAAGGGCAAATGGGTAACATGCCTTTTACAAGAACGCTCACGCAATGGCAAACGGTAGATCTTGAAAAAAGGACCGATTTTGATGCTTATATCAGCTCTTCACTTTCATTGGTTGGAAACCAAAAAATCGAGATCAAAGCTCCTCCAAAAAAGAAAAGAAGAAACCCTTTTCAAAAATACAACAACAAAGGAAACATATCAACTTATAAAGAATAACCAACCATGAGTTCAAAAACCTACAGAATACCCGATCCATTAGCACCTGATGCTGAAAAAAAACAAAACACTTACGGTTTGCAAATGGCACACTTTATTGAAAGTGAATGGTTTAATGGTGGTATAGAATCAAAGAACTGTAATTTTATGACGCGTAGAAACTGGATCCGCGAAAAAAGATTATTTGTTCGAGCTGAATCTGATACAAAATCAGACAAAGATTTGTTTGCCAGAAATGCAGGCGATTTAGATTATGTAAATTTAGACTGGGAACAATTGAACTTAGCCCAAAAATTTTGCCGTATTGTTTCTAATGGTATTCAAGACAGCAATTACAATTTAGATATTCGTGCTGCTGATGCTGTTTCTTTAAAGCTAAAACAAGACCGTGTTAACATCATGAAAAGCAAGATGTATGCACGACCTATGCTAGAGCGTGCAAAGGAACTTGGATTACCTGACTTAACTCCCAAAGGATTTGTTCCGGAAGACGAGGAAGAGTTAGATCTTTACATGCAGATAAAAGACAAGCCTATGATTGAAATTGCCGAAGAGGTAATGATCAATTATGTAAAGAATACCCATAACTGGAAAACGATAGAACGTGTTAAAAACAAGGACCTTGTAGAAATAGGTATTGCAGTAGGACGATGCTTCATTGATAAAAATGATGGCGTAATGATCAAGGCGATTAATCCAGAAAACTACGGGCACAGCTTTGTCGAAGAGAATGATTTTAGCGATGCTTTTTATCATTTTGTAGTAGATACTATTTCAATAAATGATATTAAAAGAGAGAGCGGTTTTGACAATGCTACATTACAAAAAATAGCTAAAAAGCAAAGTGTATCAAACACTCTTTTTGAAACAGATTTTGACCAATGCAACATGGAAAAACTACTGGATATGCGTATTCACGTAATGCGATTTACTTATAAATCGTCAAAAACCATGGTGTATAAAAAGAACGTAAACAGAAAAGGGCAAGTAACTAAGGTATCAAAAAAAGACGAAAACTTTAATCCTCCAGAAAATTTAGCAGGTTTAAAAATGTCTAAAACGCTTGATACTTGGTATGAAGGAAACTACATAGTTGGTGCCGATGAAATTTATGGCTACCAAGAATGCGAAAACCTAGAGCGTGATGATCTTAACCGCGCCAAGTCTTCATTTGTAGTTATTGCAACCAATATTTATGAAAATAGATTGCACTCTTTTCTTAGCGATATTCAACCAATGTGTAAGCAGCTGCAGCGTCAGCACTTAAAAATACAGCACTTGATCTCAGAGTTAAAACCTGATTTGATTAATATTGATTTGGATAGTTTGGCTGATCTTGGTGGCGATGATGAAGAAGAAGGCGGTGACAAAGATGAAAAATGGAAAATGGCCATTAGTTTATTAAGCGTAAAAGGGGTGGTTATTACCCAACGAACTGATATGGGTGAAGGAGGATCAAAAGAAGGTTCTCCAGCAAGACCAATGGGCAACTCACAAGGTAGCGCCTTGATTCCTTTACTAAATACTTGGGCACACTATTACAATTTAATTCGTGATGTTACTGGTGTAAACCCAGCAAGAGACGGATCATTACCTTCTGATGCTTTGTTAGGGGTAAACCAAATGGCACAATTAGCCAGTAATACAGCTACGCAACATATTGTAGAGGCAGCTACTGATTTTAACAAAAAAATAGCCGAGTTGATTTCGTCGCGTTTGCATTCTATTTTTAAGCACGACAAAGCCGGCTATTTAAAACGAATTTATGAAAATGCCGTAGGCAAGCACAATGTAGAAGCATTAGAAGCTTTATCCGATAGAAACCTTCATGAGTTTGGTTTTACTGTAGAAATGGTTCCTTCACAAAAACAGCAACAAGAACTTTATGACGATTTGGGTATTGCAATGAAAGAGGGTACTATTGATGTAGAGGATAAAATTGAAATTCAACGTATTGCAATGACTAATATGAAATTGGCAATGGAATACATGAAATACCGTCGTAGAAAACGCATCAAGCAAAGAATGGAAGAGCAATCCATTATGGCCAAGGAAAAAAGCCAAAACGACATGGCATCTGCACAAGCAGCCACGCAAGCTAAAACGCAAGCTTATGTGGCCCAAAAACAAATTGATGTAGAGGCCGAAGCTAATTTATCCAGTATTCGATTAATGGAGTACCAAAAGAAAAAGGAAATAGATGTTCCTGGAGAACAAATTAAGTTTGAACAAGACGTTTACTTAGAGCAGGTAAAAGCGAATGTAAAAATGAGCGAAAACCAGTTCAAAGAAGAAGCGAAAGACAAACGCTTAGATAGGCAATCGACTCAAAACTCAGAAATGATAGAGCAGCGTAAAAAAGACTCTGGACCAATAGACTTTGAAAACAATTTTGATTTTAATTCGTTGTTTACAGATTAACATAAATTTTTATGTTTTTTATATTAATTTTTTTATGTATTTGTTTTCGAATTAATTTTTAATCAAAACTAAAACCAATGAAAAAAGTATTTATGTTATCGGTATTGTTTTGTTTTTTGCTCTCAGCGTTTACACCCGTCAAGGCTTTTAAGTTAAAAAACGAAAAAGAAAAAATTGAAAAAACATTTGTTAATCAGAAATCAAATGAAATTACTGTAGTAGTGTTGTTTGATGCTGTTGTCCGCAGAAACATTGAAATTCCCAAGGCTAAATTAGATGTTGCAAAGGAGCCTGAACCGGAACCTGTACCCAATTATCTAAACTATAATTATTGTCGGAATCAATACGCCATGCCACACCTGCAGACGATATTTAAAGAATAGAAATACAACAAACCATATCAAAAAAGAGCAAGACTTAAAATCTTGCTCTTTTTTATGTTTAAAACATAAATTTATTTGCATATCATAAATAAATATGATTACATTTGTAAAGACTATAACGAAAATCTATAAAAATGGGTGCATTTGGAATACAAAACATGGAAGGCGCTTTAGAAGAAAAAGAAGTTAATACTGCAGCGGCAAGCGAGGAAGCCGAAAATGTAGATGATAATGACACTTCTGGATCGGCTAACGATGGTGGTTCAAATTCAGGAGGTGATTCAAACCAAGAACAGCAAAACAATAATGCTGACACTCCTCCGGCTGATGATATTGATGAAGAAAAAGTTCGTGGTTTTTTTAAATCTAAGTACGGGAAAGAGGTAACTAGTTTTGAAGAGTTGTTTCAGGAAAAAACAGCAACAGTAAATCCATACGAAAATATTAATCCAGAGCTAAAAGCTATTTTGGATTATCATACTGAAACTGGTAGAGGCATTAGCGATTACCAACAGTTGCAAAGAGATTTTGACAAAGTACCTGTTTTAGAATTGGCAATTGAAAAGGTTAAGCAAGAAATTGGAGTAGAAGCTTCACAAGAGGATTTAATTGCTTACATAGAAGATGAATTAAACATTGATTTATCTGATGATGAATTAAGCACAAAAGATACTTTAAAGCTCAACAAATTTGTAAAAGAATACAGAGAGAGCCTAAAAGCTGCACAAGAAAAATTTAAAGCACCGTTAGCAAAAGAAGGTGATCAAAATCCAGATGTGGAAATGATTACGTTAGAAAACGGACAAAAAGTAGAAAAAACTGTTTTTGAAGCACATCAAAAACAACGTCAAGCCTATATTGAAGACATGAAAGTAGCGGTGGACAGTGTCGCCAAAACTTCTTTAAGCATTGAGTTTGATAATAATGGGGTTAAAGAGAATTACGCATTTGATTACGAATACGATCAATCCGACAGAAAAAGCATGTTGGAGTTGACCGAAGACATTGATCAAACAGCAGCTAATCTTTTTAGAACCGAAAAAGGTTTTGATCATCAAGGATTCGCAAAATCTATTTGGAGATTAGATCCTAAAAACTGGGAAAAAGAAGTAAGCGCCATTGTAAATAAAGCTATTGCTGATACTACAGAGCGAATTACGCAAAATGAGAACAATGTTAATTTCAACAGAAACCGTATTCCAAATTCAGGAAACAGCTATAAAGGAAAAGACATTTTCAACAATAAACCAAAAGGATTTGGAATTCAGTTTGACATTTAAAAACTCTTAATTCCATTCAATCATGGCTTTCGAATTAACCGACAACAACTTGTTAGGCCCATCAATTATTGATGCACCGGCTAACACAATTAAATCTTCTGCAAACTTCATCGATCCGTATGACTATGCAATGATTTACAAACCTGAACTTATCTCTAAGTTTCACATGAGATTTGGTAAAGGTTCTATTTTAGGATTTACACGTATGACGGGTTCCGAAGGGACTTACGCCTCAGATGAAATCCAACACGGAGAACAAAACCGTTTGCACACTATTTCTAAGAATGTAGCTGTAGCAGGAAACGTGTTTACATCGCCAACTGACCACCAATTGCGCCCTAACGACGTAATTATCATTTCTGACGGTACTAATGAAGATCAGGCAATTGTTACAGCAGTTTCTACTTCAAAAGTATTTACTGCATTGAGTGATACTGCTGCTTCCTTTGCTTTTGCTGGAAACGTGACTTTGTTTAGTGGTTCAAACCGTTTTGCAAAAGGAACTGAAAACTTTACACAAGGTTTTCATTGGGATCCTACAATCTACAAAAATCACACGCATATCATCAAGGGTTTCTACGACATTAATGACTCTGATAGAGCACATGATACTTGGTTGGAAACTCCAGATGGTCCGATGTGGTTTAATCACGAGTTGGCAAACCATTCTCGTTATTTCGATAACTTAGCCGAGATAACGCATATCTTCCACAGAAGATCAGCAGATGGTGCCGCTTCAACAGTTGCCGGAAAAGCAAGAGGTATGAAGGGTATTGTTCAGCAAATTGAAGAAAGAGGAAACGTTGCTAATGAGTATATCGAAAACATCGATGATTTGGCAGACATCGCTTACCGTATTAAGCAACAAGGTGGTTGTACTAGTTACACAATCTATGCTGATCACATGCAAATGTTCAAGTTCAACACTATGTTGGCTGGCGTTAATGCAGGATTTGTAAATGGTGCTAACTATGGTATTTTCAATAACAGTAAAGAAATGGCTATGGCATTAGATTTCCAAGCGGTTTCTATCTTAGGAATTACTTTCTTTATTACTGCTTTGCAAATTCTTGACAACCCACAATTCATGGGTGCTGAACACTTTAAAGCTACGGCTCCTGCGTTCATCATGGTTCCTGCTGGTAACAAATCTATCATGCAAGATGGTGAGTCTAAAGATGCGGCTTACTTGACTATCAAGTACCGTAAATCTGGTTTCACAAACAGAAAGAAACAAGTTAAGCTTTTTGGACCTGGATTTACAGATCACAAAAAAGACACTATGGAGTCTCACTTTACACAAGAACAATTAAACCAACTTGTTGGTGGTAATGAGTACTTCATTGGAAGACGTAACGCTGCTTACGCCTAGAAATAATAGCAGGAGCGCTGTAAAAGGTGCTCCTGTATTTTTTTAACTTAAAAATTATAAGCATGAATGTTTACAAATTAAAATCAGGGAAAACAAGCGGAGCGTTTCAATTACCATTAAGAAGTATTCTAGTTTCAAGAGAAGTTGATGGAGAAAAACTTTTAAAAGAAATTCAATACGTTCCTGGTGCTAGTTCTTTTTACAAGGAAGATCACAAAGGCGATGCTAAACCAAAACCAATTTGGTTTGATGACGGCGAAATCAGAGTAAATCCAGAGGACAAGGTTTTAAACAACCTGATGCAATCGCACCCATGGTATAAAGAAAAATACGTTTTAGTAAACGAAGAAGCTACTGCAAAAGAAGAAATTTTTGATTTTGAAAGATTAACAAAAGCCTCAAATTCTATTATCAATGAAAAAGATGGTTTCAGATTAAAAGCTATGGCTATGATCTTGATTTCATTAGATGCTGCTAATTGGGAGCAATTCAAATGCAAATCAGAGTTATTGAAGTATGCTAAAAACCATAGCAAAACATTGTTAGAACAAATGGCCATGCCGGGTTACGAAGGTCGTTTTATTGCCGCGTTAGCTTTTGCAAAAGGAATTGTGAAGTACGACCAGTTTCAAACACAAGTTTTGTGGGCTGATGAAAATGGAGGTGTAATTGTACGTGTCGCTGAAGGTGAAAAAGGTGTAGATAAGCTTGGTGAGTTTTTATCAAAAGAAAACGAGTCTTCTACTTCTGTATTGCAACGCATTGGCGAAAAAGCAGATGCTATACTTTCAAATGTTACAGAAAAAGAAACGGTTGAATTAGGAAAAACAGTTGAAGAAATTGAAGCTGAGGCTATTGCTAAATACAAAGCTAGTTTACCTCCTGTAAAAACAGAAGCTGAAATTAGAGCTGAAGTATTAGCAGAAATGAGTACTACAACCGCAGAAAATGCAGACACGCAAAACAATCCTGCTACTGAAACTGCTGATGCAGCGAAAGAAGACATGGAAGCATTGAAAGAGGAATACAAAAAAGTAACCGGAAAAGAAGTTTCGCCAAGATATTACAATGATCCAGAGTGGATAAAAAATAAAATTACAGAAGCTAAAAACACATAAAATACCATTTTCGTTTGGTTTGACTTTCCCAGTCACGAAGAAGCCCCGTTATTGAGTGGGGCTTTTTTATTGTGATAATTTTTTTTTAATCTTGTTTGTTTCGTCAATAAAAAACTGAGTACACTCTTGCATTTTTTGCAACTGTAGTTTGCTGTATGGCTTGGAATATTTGGCTTTTTTTGGACTTTTATTTTTATGAACTATAAAATAATTTAGTTTCATTATTATTATATTTATTATTATTTTTTCTTAAATATCATCTTGCCATTCAACCCCTCTCTAATTATAAAATATTTCTCTTTATAGAGTTGTTCTAAAAAAGGTCTAATGTGTTCAAAATCAATATTAATTTTAATACATAAATCAGCAAAGTAAATTCCGCAGTTACCTCTTGATTCTTTAAACTTCTTATCAATTTCACTTTTTATTTGATCCACAATAAGCATATCGCTGCAAATAAAATTACTATCACTAATGCGTATAAAAGGAATAGCATAATTAGTTTTAAAGTAAACTCAACTCTTTCATCATCTAGGTTATCATTAAATTTCATATTGCTTATTTTTTGATTTTTTCAAAAGTATAAAAAATTTATGTTTTTAATATAAATAATTGATACTAAATATTTATTATATTTGTGTTTTGTATCGGTAATTTCTATTAAAAACATAAATAAAATGTATTATGATTGATAACGTGTATCAGACCGTTAGGATGCTTGCAAACAGTGAGGTTCGTGGAAACATTAAACCTGCTGATTTTGATAAAGCTCTTTACAATGTAATGCTAGAAAAATTTGAGGAATACCCTTTTGAACTTACAAAATACATCAATAGACAAAACCGTGGCTTGATTGGTAATGGTGTTGAGAACCTAACCGACATAGTTCGGGCCAAAATGCAACATTTTCTAACGCCAAATGTATTGGAGTACACATCTGACAAATTTACCCTTCCAGACAACTTAGTTTATTTAGAATCAATATTTTACAACTCAGTAAACGAAGTAAGTATTTGTAAGGACAGTCAAGAATTTAATCATTTGAAACGATTTAAACATACGCAACCAAGTGTTAAGTTTCCTATTGGATTTAGAATTGGAAATACTGTTGAAATACTTCCTGCAACCATCACTACAAATGTAACAGCATATTACCTACGCAAACCTTTAATGCCTAAATGGACCTATACATATTTTAACGGGGTTGAAATGTTTAATCCAGATGCTCAGGATTTTCAAGACATTGATATGCACCCGTCAGAAGAGGATGATATTGTGGCTAGGTTACTTGTTAAGTTTGGAATTAACTTAAAAGAACAAGATTTACAAATATCGGGAAATAATGAAGATGTAAATGAAGAGAATAAAAAAAATAGAAACTAATGGCACAAACTCCCCAAGAATATCACGAAGACGAAGCCTCTCACGGTAACTACCAATACACACCTTTGAGCGAAGTAATTGACGGCCTTTTGATGGACCGACTTGAAGAAGACAGTTATATTAAAAACACCAATAGGAATATCTTGATTTACCATGCTAAGATGGGATTGAAAGATTTAATTAGAAATGTAGCAAAAGAAACTTTGGCTATTGAAATGACTATTGGTAATGATGCTTGTATTGTACTGCCACAAGATTATGTGAGTAGCGCTAGTGTTTCAGTAGTAGTCGTAGATTCCTTAACAGCCACCAGAAAACTATTTCCTTTAGATAGAAATGACAATATCAATACTGCAATAGGAATTTTACAAGACAACGATGCTAAAATTATTTTTGATAATGATGGGAATATTGTAACTGCAGACGCTTCAAATGTTTATAATATGCCACATACTTCCTATGAATATGTTAGTAATTGCAATGACCCTAAAGGCTTTTTAGATGGGTCTGTATTTAGTGTGAATGGAGAATACAAAGTCGATACTATTAATGGTAAAATTGTTTTTGATTCTAAATTGATTGACCAAGAAATTGTTTTAAAATACAAATCAGATGGTTTGCAGTGGGAATACTTGCAAGAAACAGAAATTAGAGTACCTAAATACTTAGAACAAGTATTAAAAGACTGGACTTATTACGCCACTATTGAGAAAAGACAGAATGTGCCGGGTAATGAAAAAAGGCGTGCATTGGATCGCTTCAAAACTACTCGTTTCGAAGCTAAAAAATCAGCAGCTAATATTAATATGAAACGCATCGGTAGAGAAATGCGTTCTAAATCTAATTTCTAATGGCTAACCTAAGAAGAAATTTTCTTTCGGGAAGAATGAATAAAGACGTTGATGAACGTTTGCATCAAGATGGAGATTACCGTCATGCGGAAAACGTTTTGGTATTACATTCTGAAGGATCTGATGTAGGCGCTGTTCAAAATACATTGCCAAATAAAAAATTAACCAATATTAATTTTGGAACTAATCCTATTTGCCTTGGCGGTTTTGCTGACGAAGCAACTCAAAAATTGTATTGGTTGATCAAGTCGGATATTGGTAGTTACCTTTTAGAATACGATGCTGTTAATGCTGCTGTATCAAAAGTTTTAGAAGACACGCGTATTGGCAGTGCTCGCGTATTTGATTTGAAAGATACTAATTTTGTTACTGCTATCAACAAAATTTTAAGCGGAGATCCTTCAAGGGATTTAATCGCTATGAACGATGATAATATGCAGCCGCTATGTTTTAATATTGAAATGGCCAAGGCATACGGATTAAACGGTTTTGATAAAGAGGATATTTTTTTAATAAAAAAACCACCTCGTTTTGCTCCTGCAGTAGCTCCCGTTTTAATAAGCAATGGAGGCAATAGTATTGAGGAAAAGTTACTTTCATTTAGTTACCGCTATAAATATTTGAATGGAGAGTATTCTGCTTTGTCTTCTTATTCTAATTATGTTTTTTATCCTGGACTTTTTAGACTTGATTTTGAAGTTCTTGATAACCTTGGAATGGTAAACTCTTATAATTCTGTAAGAGTAACAATTAATACTGGAGATAAGCGTGTAACGGATATTCAATGCGTAGCAAAAGGTAGTAATTCCAATAATCTTTACATTATTGAAACCTTCAATAAACTAGACGAAGGATGGGGAAACAATGAAGCAAGAAGTTTTGTTTTTTCAAATGACAAAAATTACATGGTATTACCTGAACTAGAATTATTTAGATCATTTGATAATATCCCTTTAAAAGCAAAAGCACAAACAGTTATTGGAAATAGAATTGTAATGGGTAACTTTGAAGAGGGCTATAATTTAATAGATGCTAATAACAAGAAAGTAAAACTTAATTACAATCTTTCTGTAATTTCAGATAGCTTACAAGGGGTTTCTATTCCAGTATCTTATACAAATTCTGGGGGAGTCACTAATAACGTTTTTAGTTTTGATTTTGGTCAAAACACCTTAAAAAAGGACAACAGAATTACTTTATTTTTAAGTTTAGACAGCACTCAAACACCACCAAGTAATTTTAACGAAAATTTTTCTTTCCTATTATTAAAAGATTTTAATAATGCTGCTGAATTAGCACAAGATGAAGATTTTATTTTTTTTATTGAGGACTACATAACCGAGTTATTTTTAAAGAACTATAAAATAACAGATATTCCAGGAGCTGTTTTAACTTCAAATACTACTTTTACGATTGATAGCTATAGCAGCACAAGTATAGCTGTAAAATCAATTGCATTAGTTTTTACCGTTGGTAGCACTAATCAAGATGTAAATTGGAGTTTTAAAAACAGCACTGTTGTTTCATATTATAAAATAGGTTTTTCTTCATCCGTAAAAACGAATAGAAGCCTTGAAATAGGTTTTGTTTACTTAGATGATTTTAACCGCGAAACAACGGTGCTCACTCAATTAAAAAACACAATATTTATTCCACAATCACTGTTGCTTTTTAAAAACAGGATAAAGGTTTCCGTAAATCATTTACCTCCAGCATTTGCTGATCGCTATAAAATTGTTGTAAAGCAAAAAACATTGGAATACCAAACTATATATGCCTCTATTTTTTATATTGAAGGCTTGTTTCGTTGGGTCAAACTAGAAGGTTCAAACCGTGATAAAGTTAAAGAAGGTGATATATTAATTGTCAAGTCAGATGTTAGTGGTCCACTAGAAGAGGTTGTTAAAGTTAGGGTATTAGAAATAACGACTATCGACCGAAAAGTTGATACCGAAGCCGATACCATTATCAAAGAAGCTGGAAGATACATGAAGATCAAACCAGTGAGTATTAATATGAATTTAACAAGTGCCGTTTCAAAATCATTTGAAGGATCCTCACACTTGCGCTACACTGGAAAAACTTATACAAGTCCTTCTTTTGGAACTGGTAGCGTAGCTAGTACTGATTTTGTTCCGTATAAATTAAGTGCGGGAAGTTCTGTGAAGATTTTTATAAAATTTCAAGCTAAAGGAAATATTGCTTATGAGGAAATTTATGAAAAAGATTTTAAAGTAAAAAGTAACTATGACAGCATTAAAGAATGGTATGATGCCGAAGTAATTACATTGGGTAAATTTGGGGATGATTTTACTCGTGAATATGGATTTACACCACAAGGCGAACAGTTTTATGTTTGGTCTCATAGGGACGGAACCGCATCTAGGAATATTGGTACAACAGTTAGCTTTCAAGTTGTTTTTTCAGAAGGAATACTCATTTTTGAGACAGAAGAGAAAAAAGCAGTAGATCAGGAAGTTTTTTATCAAACAGCTCAAACATTTGAAATATTAAACGGAAGACATCAAGGTAATTTACAAAACCAAACTAACTTGTTGCCCGCAGAGATTGACTTAGACTTTTTCAATTGTTACAATATGGGTAACGGAGCTGAAAGTTATATTGTAAAAGATGCTTTTAATAAACCTTATTTGAACATTGATTTAAGACCGTCAATTGTCACAGTAGAAAAATACAAGGCAGTCAGACGTTATGCTGATTTAATATATAGCGAACCGTATGTAGAGAGCAGCAACATTAATGGATTGAATGTTTTTAATACAGCTACATTGAATTACAAAGAGTTGGACAAACAATACGGGTCAATACAAAAATTACACAGTCGTGATAACGATATTTTAGTTTTAAAAGAATACAAGGCTTCAAAAGTAATGTTTGAAAAAGGATTGCTTTATAATGCTGACGGCACTTCAAACGTTAGTTCTAACGACAAAGTACTTGGTCCAGAGGTTACTTATTTAGGAGATAATGGTATTGGCAAAAACCCAGAGAGTTTTGCTGAGAATGATTATCAATTGTATTATGCTAATACCAAGCAAGGGAGTATCGTTCGCTTGTCAATTGATGGCACTACTGATATTGTTGATGGCATGGTAGATTGGTTTCGTGATATTTTTAGAACACAACCTAACTCAAAAAAACTAGGCGGTTTTGATCCTTACAGTAAACAGTATTTTGTTTCTATTGGGAATGAGCCTGAAAAAATTCTAGAATTACAATGCAACAATACTATTATAAAAAATTCTCAAAATGGTAGTTTCACTTATCAATTAAAGTTGAATGGACTTAGTGGCGATGTTGTACTTAATTACAATATTACTGCAGGTAATGCAACAATACAAGCAGTATTTGATGGTATAAACCACGTAGTTTCTAATGTAAACGGAATAGGGAATATTACATTCAATAGAACTAGCTTGTTAGAGAATATTGTAACCGTAACTATTACGGCAGTATCAAGCTCTATTAATTATGAAATTGCCAATAGCTGCCCAACTGGATCAGAGTTAAAAATAGTAAGCATTGTTGTAAACGATCCGGAAGACGAAGGGAAAAATATTACCAATAGATTTAAGTGGGGTAATTCTTCATTATACAGTACTGACGATTTGTTTAGTGATTTACCGGTGAGTAAATTTTTTGTTGAAAGTGGTATCGAGGGAGTTGGTAAGTTCCCGTTGAATAATTCGGTTTTTACAATTGAGTCGTTCAAAGATAGTCTTGCTTCTGGATCTTTTTTACTTTCAGAATGTAATAGAATTGGCTACTTAGTATCTGACGTAGTTTATTCAGAATTGGATATTGATGCGATATTATCAGCTGCAACATTTTTAAGTATTTCTGAGATTAATGAACCTGGTTTCTTTGAGGCAAAATCAGCTAGTTTTCTTTTTAATAGAACGGAACCTGATCAAATATTGTATCTTATTTGGGATTATACCAACAGAAAACCAATTTTGGTTAACGACAGCATAACAGTAGATAATGAAGACTCAGGCGATATTAATGTTTTAGCAAATGACGAAGCTATTGTTTCGCCTATTGTTACAATAGTAACGCCACCGGTAAATGGAACCGCAATTGTGAATTTAAACAATACAATTACCTATACTCACAATGGTACCGAGACGCTAACAGATACAATTCTTTATCAAGTAAGCAATGGTACATGTTCTAGCACTGCCACAATAAACATTACTGTAAATCCAAAAGAAACATTGCCAACAATTCCTTGTAGCGCCTCGGCTTCTTCTGGAGGCGAAGGAGTAACAGAATACACTATTGCTTTAGAAAACCCAGCGGGAGGAATTGTTATTATGGACTTTAACGCGCAAGGAGTTGTAGACAAATTGGAAATCATTCATAATGGAGTTAAAAAAGCTACTTCAGGAATGACTGTTTCAAACTCAGGCCCTTTTGATGATTTGTATGGCAATCCTACTGTTCCTACTGGTGCGCAGGCTGCCGCGACAGACCAATTTATAGGGACATCAAAAGGAACTATACCAACAAGAGCAGCCGTTTTTCTTGCAGAAACTGGTATTACTGATGTTACAAGAACAAAGCAACAATTAATTTGGTTCGTTTATACTGCAGCTGATTACAATGTTGCAACTTCAGTAATTGTAAGAGTTACTGGAATACAAGGAACCGCTTGGGATTTGATTCGTTTATGTACTAATCAAACACGTTCAGTTTCTTAATATTTAAAAATACAATTATGGCAGAGCATACTTTATCACATAGCGAAAAAACAAAAGGCTGGACTTCATTTTGGAGCTTCATTCCTGATCTAATGCTAAAACTAAATAACCGTTTTTACTCTATTCAAAACGGACAATTGTACTTGCATAATGACGAAGAAGGAAATAAAAATACATTTTACGGGACTAAATATCCTTCTAAAATCAGTATGGTTTTTAATGAGGCTAATGGAGAAGATAAAATTTTCAAAACCATTGTACTTGAAGGAAATAGACCTTGGCATGTAAACGTAAATACGAACATGGCAAACAGCACTATTAGCAGTACTGAGTTTGACCAAAGAGAAAGCCGTCACTTTGCGTACATTCGTAAAAATGAAAACCCTAATGATTTTCATGGTAATGCAGTTCAAGGAATTGGAGTTATTCAAAACGTGATTGGCAATCAAATTACTTTTAATTCTATTTCAAGTTTTGTCAGTACTGGTGATGTTCTATATCAGCTTAACGGAGGTGAAAATGAAGCCATAGGAACGATTATTAGTATCATTAACAACATTGTTACTGTTGATACAATTATTACGCCTCCTAGCGTTGGTTTTTTTAGTTTCTCTAAAAAAGATGCACGCATTGAAGGCGGAGAAATTAGAGGCTACTACATGCAAGTAGATCTTGAAAATAATGATAATGAGCAAGTAGAACTATTTGCCGTAAATACTAATGCTGTAAAATCAGGTATTACTTTAGGTCAATAGGGTAATGAGTATAAAAATAAGATATTTAGTAGAATCAGATTATAATGTGCTGTGTGGATGGTGGAAAGCTTTTCGGTTTCCTGCACCTCCACGCGATTTTTTGCCAGAAAACGGAACCGGTGGATTAATGGTTGAAATAGATGGAGTTCCGGTAGTTGCTGGTTTTATTTATTTCACCAATAGTGCTGTTGCGTGGAGTGAATTTATTATTTCAAATTTTGAGTACAAAGACAAAGAAGGCCGCAAAGAAGCAATTAAAATATTGATCATAGAGTTAACGGAACTTGCTAGAAGAAAAGGCAGTAAATACATTTACACTGTTGTAAAAAATCAAAACCTAAAAAAATCCTACTCGGAGGTAGGATTTTCTAATGGCAGTATTAAAGTAGATGAAATGGTTATGGTTTTAACATAAAAAAACCAAAGGTCATAACTTTGGTTTTAGTGATGGAGAATAACCTCCGAATTATAAGCACTATGCAATACTTAATTTATTTTAGATCTGGATTAGTACCTACAAGAAATGTAGCTTCAAAGTTGATTTTTCTATTTAACACATCATCTATTCTAGTAAAATGAATATATGGTTCAGAATTGTGAACTAGTTGTTTTACTAATTCATTTTTTGCTGCATTTATAACTCTTTCTTTGATACCTATATCTGTTAAATAAGTAAAATCATGGTAAGGAACTGATATTTCTTTTTTCAATTTTTGAAACTTTATCTCTCGTTCTACGATATGGTATTTTACTTCATGGCTTATTTTTATTGGAGCATACCCAAAATAGTACATTAATTTGTTGAATAGTTTTATCATAAAAATAAAGGTTTAAATCAAAAAAAAGGGAGATTTACGCTCTCCCAAGTTTCGTAACTACGCTGCAGCTCTAAGCTCAGTGTTGTTAAGGCTAATTAATTTGCCGTTTAAAAAATAAAAAAGTTCTCTGTACTACTCGTGTATTGCTGTCAAAGCCATTCCTCCCCATTTGGCTAACTTCTTTTGAAGGCATAGCCTACCCACCAAATCATGTTTTTATTCGCATTGGCTTAACCGTAGTTTATACTCTACTCAAATTTAGGTCAACCGATAACTCGGTGACTCCACCACTTTATTTTTAAAGAACAAAGAAACTTACATCGTGGCGAGCGATTTGTGGAGAGGCGGGGTTTCGAACCCCGGTCCAAACAAAAACTTGTAATACGTCAATGAACAATTTTGTGAAACATTTGGGAATCGAACCCAAGACCACGTTATGCTTTCGCTAACGGCTCTACCAACTGAGCTAATGTTTCTCCGTTTATTTTTCAAAAGTATAAAAACTTTATATTTAAAACATAAACAATTGATACTAAATATTTATTACATTTGTGTTTATTATAGTTTTTTGCTATTATTAACATAAATAAAATATTATGGCCGCTGCTATCACAACTGCTGCAATCGGTGTAGGAATGGCTGGATTTCAAGCTTTTCAAGGCGCTAAACAGCAAAAAGATGCTAAGAACGCATTGAATAATTATAACCGTCAGGATTTAGACAACTCTAATGCTTTTGAAAATATTTCAATTAGTACAGTGGGTAGTGACATGATGCGTGAAGAAAGTCAGCGTGCATCGGCTAACGCTATTGAGGCGGCCCGAAATATGGGATCCCGTGGTGCAGCAATGTTGCCTGCCATAATAGCAAGTAATAATCGCGCTAATATGGAGTCTCGCGCTTACCTAGATGATCAAATTGTAAAAAGAGATTACGCAATTGCAAATGACAACCAAAACATTCGCTCACTGAAAGAGGAGCGTGAAATTGCGGATTTGGCAGGTATTGGCAATCAAATGCAAGTAGGACAACAGAATATGTGGAGTGGGATAAGAGGCTTGGGAACTGCAGCTATGTCATTTGCTAATAATTATTCAGCAGCTGCTAAAACACCTAGTACAAAAAATGATTTCTCTTCGTCTAAAAACAGTGTTCCAGAATCAATTGGCTGGAGACCTAATCCTTTATATTAATGGCAGCACCAGGAACTTTTACCGCTTACCGTCAACTAAAACCGCTTCAAGGCGATGTATCTCAGGATATATTGGCCCAAGAAGAACTTGGTTTTCAAAGACGTGCCGAAAAAAGGCAGGTTGATCAAATTGCCCAACAAAAAGCCGACAAAAAAGAGGCTGAAAAAAAAGCGCTTTGGGATAAGTATGTAAAACCCTTATCTAATTACGATACTGGATCAAAATCTTTGAACGAAGTACAAGGTCGTTTGTTGCTAGAGGCTCAAAAAGAGTACGTTCCATTAATGGCTGTTATTAATAATCCTAATGCTTCAGATGAAGACCGACTTAAAGCAACTCTTAAACTAGACAACATAAATAGATTACCAGACAATTTGATGTCAATGACAAAATCATTGACAGAAAGGGATTTGGCAGTTAAAAAAGGAATTTCAGAAGGTAGACTATTTGCTAATCCGGAATATGATCAGAATTACCAAGAAGGATTTGCAAATAAACTATTAGCGTTAGACGAAAACGGGATGCCAATGATTGCCTTTAAAAATCCTGATGGTAGCACAGATCTTGAAACTTACGACCAAATTCAAAACGTAATGAAAAAATACGATTTCACACAACGTTTTGATCGAGACAAAGAATTGCTTGAAGCTTCAACAAAATTACAGCCAGAAACGAATCAAACTGATGATGGCACAAAAAGAGTAAAGACCACCGCTATTAATCCGCAGCTGCTTAAAGAATATGTAAACAACCAATTATTTGAAGCCGATGGCGTAACGCCAACCCAAAAAATGAAGTCGTTTGCTAAGGAGCAAGGCGTTGATTTTTCAGATGTTAAAGGACTGCAAAAAATAGCTTCTGATTTTGAAAACGATATTCGTTTAAGGGTAAAAGGCGGCACCGAAGTAACAAGAAACTACAACAACCTCGACGTTCAAAAAGAAGCCAATGACGAGCGTGAACGCAGAAGAAAAGCAGCCCAAGATAATACAGAAAAAACAACAATTTCTTACGTTGAAAGAATAAATAACGCTAGTCCCAGTCTAGCTGATAGTTTTTCTTTTTCTACACCTTATCAATTAAAAGATAAAAAAAGTGGCTTAGGTAAAGATGGTTTTATTAGTGGAATAACAACATCTAAATCAGGTATGATTTTTTTAAAAGGAGAACAAAAAATCGGTACAAGAAAGAAAGAAGAAGATGGAGTTGAAATAACTGAAGATGCTTGGAAATCCATTACAATAAAGGATAAGCAAGAAGTACAATCTATACTTGGAGGAACTCTTGGGACTAACTCTTATGAAGAGACTTTAAAAGTTTTGAATGATATTAAATCAAAAAACTCAAGAAGTGCTAATACTAAATCAAAAAAAGAATCAGCAGCACAACGCGCTTTAAGAATTGCAAACGGAGGATAACTTATGCTACAGCCAAAAAAACAAAACGGACTTACACCTGAAGACAATAAAATATTGATTCAAGAGCTTACCAATTACGCAAATGAAGGGGCTTCTGATGAAGATTTGCGTGTTTTTAGAGAAACATTTATATCTACTAAAAAAAAAAGTACACCCAAAGAAAACGAATATTTTTCTATTGCTCCCAATGCAAAATCGGTTTCGGTACAGAATACTGGTTCTTTGGATGGGAAGGCTACGCAAGGATTTCCTCAAATTGATACCAATAGCGTAGCCCCAGGAATGGGCGTGCAACCCACGCCTGAAACAGCACAAGCTAAAGAAAAAAGATTACGCAAAGAATTGGCCAATGTAAAGGTTACACCTGAAAACATGGACCAAGTAATGGCTGACACAGACGCTCTTTCTGTATCAATAAAACAAAACAAAAAAGCAGCAGAACAAGCAAAAAGTGCGAGAGTAAAAAAACTTGAAACTTCATTTTATGCTGCTACTCAAAATAACGATGATAATCTTGAAGTTGATAAACGACTTAACGATAAAATAAACAATAAAGGTTTTGTAAACAATATTGTTTCAGCGAGTAAAAGCGCATTTAATACTGTATTAGGGGCGGTGGCTTCTACAAGTCCTACATTAGCAGGATTAGCTTTTATGGGTGTAAACGAAGATCCTCTTTCGGATGAAAAAAAACAAGCCAAAAAAGAAGCTTTGAAAAGCAAGCAAAAACTTTCCGATAATGAAATAAATGATCGCGCTAAGGAAATTTTTAAGGAAAAAGAAAAAGAAAACCTATTCATTGATAGAGCCAATTCCTTTTTAGATGATTTGGATGATGAAGACAGAAATTTGTTAAAACAAGACCGATACGATAAAGGCGTTCACTTACAAGAAGATAATTTAAAAAGACTTAAATATAATGCTGCATTACAAACAGTAGCTGAGGACAAAATAAAAGAATACCAATCAATTGAATCACAATTAAAAAAACTACAAAGCAGCAAACAGCCTTTCCCAGAGGAATTGTATGCTAAATATACTGCTTTGAGTAGTGAGATCAAGAACATTAGCTCTAGCATCAAAAAAAATGAAGATTACATTCAAAAAAACAAAAAAGATTTAGGTACTACTGAACAAGAATTTGATTTATTCAAAAGAGAATATGGAGACCTCTATAATTTTGCAAGTAATTTTTCAATTACCAGTGGTGATATTGGGGTGGGTATTTTAGGAGGCGTAAATTATTTAGCTAGTATGAGTCCAAACCCCATAGATAGAGTAAACGCTATGAAGGGGCAAGAGTTAGCTTCTGAATTATCAGAAGATCTTAAAAAGGCTAGAGAAAATCTCAGAAAACCAGTTGAAAGTATTGAAAGTGCAGAAGGATTGCTAAACTATACCTCTGATTTATTAGCCAACCAAATACCAATTTTGGTAGCAACTTCAACAGGGGCTCCAGGATTAGCAGCAGTTGGTTTCTCTTCAACCGGACAAAAATATACCGAAATGAATGAAGAAGTTAGTCAAGGTAAAGCAAGTTACACTCCTTTGCAAATGGCTGTTTCTCCTTTTTTATATGGAGGTGCTGAAGTCATTTCTGAAATACCAACCTTGTCAATTCTGAAAAAAGGAGGTCGAGTAATTGAATCTATTGTCAAAAGCGAAACACAATTAATCGCTAAAACAGCAAAGCAAAAAGCAATTGATTGGTCAAAAGATTACGGTATTGATATGAGCAAGGAAATGGCAGGAGAGCAATTTACCAACTTTACTCAAAACTTTAATGACAAGTATATTTTAGGGAAAAAAGATGTTGGACTACTTGATAATACCGGAAGAGTATTTAAGGATACATTTACGCTAACCTCTATTTTAAAAGCTGCACCTCATACTTTCGGTGTTATTGCTAAACCATTTCAAACAAAAACCGATTTAGGAACACTAGACGAAAATTCAAGAAAAATAATAGAGTTTTCTCAGCAATTAAATACTGAAGGATTAAGCGATATTGAAAAAAATGTCATTCAAAAACAAATAGATAAGGTAACTGCTGAAAGTTCAAAAATCGTTGCAAATACAATAGGCTCAATAGAAAACATGCCAGGCGAATTATACGATGAAGTAGTCTCTTTAAATTCAAAAGCAGGTGAGATTAAGTCCCAAGCTAAAGCTATTAATGACGGTAATTTATCTAATAAAGATGAATTGCTTAAAGGTCTTGCCGAAGACTACAAAGCCTTACAAGAACAGCGAACTGCAATAATTGATGGTAAGACTACAGTTGTTGATGTTTTACCACTACAAAAACAAGAAACACTTAAAAGGCAAGCTATGGAGGATTTGGTTACTGAACTTAATCCTGATGGCACTAAAAACACCACCATAACTAATGAGCAAGTAGTTGAGCGCGCCAATAAAATATTTGCAGAATCAAAAGCTAACGAAAGCACCACAACACAGACGAGCACGCCTACTTCTTCGGAAGAGGCAGCTCCGAGTGTTACCGCACTACCAAAAAAAGAGGTAAATTTACCTTTTTCTCCTACTGGATCCCAGCAAAATGGTGAAAAAGTAGAGGGTAATTCCCCTCAAAAAATAGATCTTACTGAAGAAGACAAAGCAATTGTACAAAAAAAGGTAGTTGAGGAGCCTAGAGTTTTGCTACGTAGAGGAGCCGTTGGTGAAGATGCTTTTTTTGCATTACCAAATGAGGGTATTTATGGTGAAGTGGTAGACAAAGTTGGTGCTGATGAAAATTATACTGCATACCAATACCCAGAAGACTTTAAAATTAAAGATTTAAGCAATGACGTGGTTTTTGACGATTACATGTCAAATAAAATGTTTGAACAAACCAAGGAAGAAGGTTATGATGCTGCTTATATTATGGAAATTGACGGAAGCAAAGTACTTCATGTTATCAATCCTGGTAAACTTACTTTACTTGATGAAAAATTACCTGAACTAAGAGATAATAAAAAACAGCCCGTAGTTGAGCAGACTACGCCCGACACGAAAGCGCAACCTTCAGAAGTTGCGCCTAGTGTTTCAGAAAATATAAATAATAATGAAGCGCCACCTAGATCAAATACTTCTACTAATGGAAACGTTCCAGTTGGAAATAACCCAGAAGCAGTATCGGAAAAAAATAACGAATTACAACCCTCCACTAAGTCACCAACAGGTAAAGGAGAAGTTGGAACAAAGCTTATTGAAGTAAACAAAAAAGTTTTTGGTCTTGATGATGAAAAGTCAAAAGCTAATGCTATTGTCATGGAAAAAACTATTGAAACCATGGCGAAACGTGCCGGAATTTCAATAGAAGAAATGTTTGATAAAATAGAATTTGAAAAAGGTGATGCTAAAACAGCTGAAAACTTGTCTAAAAGAGGTAAAGCACTCTTTCAAATTATTGGTAAAAATGCCAATTTATCTAAAAACGTAAAACAATTTTTAAGTGATGCAAAATCGTTAGAAAAAAATGGTACCAATCCAAAAACAATTTTCATGCAAACAGGTTGGGAGAAAGGTACTGATGGGAAATGGAAATACGATATGCAGGAAGGGAAAATAGAATTTAAACAAACAGAAAACGGAAATCTAGAAGATGTTTTAGATTATCAGGAATTGTTTGATAAATATCCTGCTGCCAGAAAAATAAATATTGTTTTTAATAACAATATGCCTTACTCGGGATTATTTTCAGCAGAAAAAAACCGTATTCAAATTAATAATTCAGAGGGTTTAACAGAGTCAAAATTAACTCTTTTACATGAAATTCAGCATTGGGTACAAAACAAAGAGGGATTTAGTACTGGTGGTAATCAAAATACTGTAAAAAACTTTATTCAAGAACAAATAAAAAAAACTACTGATAATAAGGTAAAAAAAGCTGTAATAGCATTCAAAGATTTGCTATTAAAAAGAAAACCAGACAACGCAAAGGTTAATGAGCAATTGTCTAAGCTAAAAGATCTAATTAACAAAGATGATTTTGATCTTTATAAATCTATTGCAGGTGAAGTAGAAGCTCGTAACGTAGAGCAACGTTTCAACATGCCTATTGATCAAAGAAAAAACACTCCATTATCTGAAACAGAAGATGTTTCCAGAGACGAACAATTGGTTTTGTTTCAACGTGAACAAGGCGCTATGCTGGCCGAAGACAGTAAATTTATCATTTATTCTTTAATAGATCCAAATGTTTCAACTCCATTGCATGAAATAGCGCACGTTTACGAACATTATTTAACAGAATCAGAACGTTTAACCATTTTACAAAATGCAGGACATAAATCATGGTCTAGAGATACATCTGAGCATTTTGCAAGGAGTTTTGAGAAATACTTGTCTGACGGAATTGCACCAAGTCCTGAAATGAAATCTATTTTTGATGATTTTAAGAAATGGATGATTGAAATTTATAATGGTATTACTGCCAGCGATATTGATATTAAACTTTCCCCAGAAATGAAGCAGGTTTTTAATACCATGCTTGGTAACGAAAAAACAATAATTACTAAAAAAGTAAAATCGATTAAAGATTCAGAATACGATGTTGATTTTGATGAAAAAGGTACTATTCTTGAAATAAGAAGTTCTAAAGATGGCCGTATTATACCTAAATTTATAGAAAGAAATGTTAAAAAAACTTCTAAAAATCTATCTGGTAAAATTTTAAGTAAAAATGCAAACTACTCTAAAATAGCTGCAGATGCTACGGGATCACTTACTAAAGATCAAATAAGCAAACAAGAAAAGGAGTCTAGAAAAAGAGACAATGAAAAAATTATCGCTTTTGAACCTACTAACGAGTACGAAGCTGCATTAAAATATGTTGCTGAAGGTGGCAAAGCCAAATTATCTTCTATTAAAAAGGAGACTGGTGAAAAAAATACAAAAGCTATAAAGTGGGCCGCTGGATTTAACCTAGAATCAAATTTACCATCAATAGAAAACATTGCAGAACAATTAGTTGCAGAAAATCAAAATTTAGACGAATCAGAAATTAGAGACGCACTGATAGATATATTTAGTACTTTTGAAAATCTAGAAGCTGTAAAAAATAGGCTTTTAGAAACGTATGACGAAAATAATTCTAAAAACCAAGAAGAGGAACTTCGTGCCTTTTTAGGCTCATTAAGCCCAAAAGAATTAGCAATGTACGAAGCTATTCAGGCGGAAGATAGTTATTTTGAAGAGTTAAGTGATGAAGAAATAGATCAATATAATAGAGAACAATTTAAGAAATATGAAGAAGGACAAAGAGCAACCGAAGGAAGAGATAGCTCCTTTAACGAGGAGTCAAAAATCAATTCTAAGAATTTTGAAAGAAAAGAGGGAGTTGGAGAAAGACAAAGAGGATCCGAAGAAGAAGGAGGAATAGATGAATTCGCTAACGAGCAAAACCGTAAAAAAGAACTCACTAATGAACGTGTTTCATACGAAAAAAAGACCCCAAAAAATGCTCCAAAAAAACTTTCTGAAATTATAAAAGCAGTTTCAAGTGGTTTGCGTTCGCATTTAATTTACAGTAGGCCTAAAAAAAGTAACGTGCTAGGTACTTACAATCCAAGAAATACTTTGGTGCGTATTACTAGAGCCGGAGATATTGATACCGTAGCGCATGAATTAGGGCATTTGCTTGATGATAGATTTGATTTACTAGGATCAATCAGTAATGGAGTAGAAATTGCTATTTTAAGACAATTAAAATGGTATTCTGACCGAGGAGGATCTAATCCTCCATCAAATACAACTCCATCACAAAAAAAGGAGTATTTACAACGTGAAGGATTGGCCGAATTTATACGCTCTTATATTGCCAACCCATCACAAACAAACGTTATTGCAGCTGAACTACTTGCACACTTTGAAAGTGCTATTGATGCTAAAACAAAAAGTGTTCTACAACAATTTTCACAAGATTATTTAGACTTAGCTAACGCAAGTGGAATTGAAAAAACATTATCTAACGTTGAGGAAATTGACTTGCCAAACAAAAACAAGTTCATTGAATGGCTTAAAAGTTTTCGAAAAAGTGAGGATAAATTATCATTTACAGCCATGGATAAGTTTTATGCTGAAATGGCAAATTCAAATCATTTTGGTATTAAAGCCTTTAAAACTTTGCTTGCTATGCAAGGTAAAACAGATGTAAAATCAAGTGAAAACTTTGAAATCATGTCGCGATTATTTTCGGGTATTAACGGAAAATTAGAAAACATTTTTTCAAAAGGAATGATTAATGCTAAAAACGAAAGAATTAAAGCTGAAGGAGGCGTTTTTAGTAAAGATCAAAAAGGAAGAACCGTGTACACAGACGGTACTGCTATGAATGTAGCTTGGCTTATAAACGGACTTGATACCACTACGGAAGAGACTCTAAAAAAAGATATGAATGAAGTAATTGCTATGGCAGTTGCTGAACGAACTATTGAGTATGCTAAGAAGTTTGACAGAAATGATAATCTTACGGGAGCTGGTGCCGGAATTGAAACTGATTTATCTGTTGCAATCAATACATTAAATGAGTTTGAAGACCTTAAAAATACGGATAAAGCAAAATACGACCTAATTAATGATGGAGTAAAGCGTTACCGACAAATGGCAGACGCTACTTTGCAATATGCCGTAGATAAAGGGAGAATTAGTCAGGAGCAATACAACCAAATAAAAGCTTCAAATGAATACTATGTTGCACTTAACCGTAATAAAAAATTACAACCAGGTGATGATTTATTTTCATCATTCAATACTGGAACAAACGGTATAGGTGCTGCAAAAGAAATAATCAAGAAGGCAAAAGGAGGAACTAATACAATTGAAAACCCTTATTTGTCATTGTTACGAAACATGAATAACATTATCAAGGAGGCAGATAGAAACGAAGTCATGCTTTCATTTGTAGAACCCCTAATTAGTAACAGAAAAATGGGCGATGGCGAACCCGTTGATTTGTCTAAAATAGGTTTTGTTGCAAATGATGGCGATGCTGAGACAATAAAAGTTTTCCGCAATGGCAAACTAGAAAAATGGAAATTTAACGAGGAGATTTTTAAAAGTTTAAAAAACATAGAATCAATAGCCTCTAATCCTATTATGAATATTATTTCAAGTCCTAGTCAACTAATTCGATGGACTGTTACCCATAATCCTGTTTTCTACGCGAGAAACATTGTAAAAGATACTCAGGCTAGAATAATTATTTCAAATGATCATAGTTCTTTTGTTGACATGATACACAATGCTGGAGACAAGGAATTATTTGAATTGTTTGGAGGGTCACAAGCTGGGCACTTGCATACTAGTAAAGAATCGTATGCAAAAACTATGAAGGGAACCATCAAAGAAATTACTAAAAAAGGCGGCATTGTATTAAGTCCAAGAAATTTGGGTGAGAAATATGTAAAGTTCCTTCAAACTGGTGAAAACTTGAATAGAATAGCCGAATTTAATTCGTCATACAAGGTTGCTAAAAAGCAAGGAATGAGTGATTATGATGCTGGATTGTATGCTGCTTTTCAAGCTAGAGACTTGATGGATTTTGCTGTGGCTGGACATACTATGAGAGAAATAAACAAAATAATCGTTTTTTCGAACGCGGGTGTTCAGTCAATAAGAAAAGCAAGCAAGTCACTAAAAAAAGATCCAGCTGGATTTGCTTATAGAACTGCCTTATATTCTGTTATTCCAACCGTTGCTTTTTCTTTATTAAGAAACATGATGGGTGACGATGATGAATACGAAAACTTGCCAGACAATCAAAGAGATATGTATTTTAACTTTAAAACTACTGTTACTGGTGATGCTTGGATTTCTATTCCGAAACCGTATGAGTTAGGTTTAACTTCTGCTTTTGTTGATAGAGCAATAAGCAAGGTAAGAGGCAACGATAAAGCTTTTGATGGAATTATAGGTACTACCATGAAAACCTTAATGCCATTTGATGAAAGTTCATTTTTAGGTGGATTAAAACCTATTATTGAAACTCAAATGAATAGAAATACTTTTACTGATAGAAGTATCGTTCCAGAATGGGAATCGGGTAAATTACTAGAGTTAAGAAAAGAAGTAGACAAGGCCTCTCTTATTAGTCAAAAAACATCAAACCTATTCAAAAAAGCAGGAATGAGTGTAGACCCAAGAAATATTGATCATATTTTGAGAGGTTACGGAACTTACTTTGCTAATCAAGGAATGGCAATATCAGATTTAGCCAAGGGCGATCGTGCTGAATTAAATTTCTGGATTACAAAATCTGGTTTTGCAAAGGACATACCTACCTATAATGCAAAGTCAGTAAAAATAGCAACTGACTTAGCAGTAGAAATAGGAAAAGTAAATAGTAAGCCTATGAAATCGTTGCGCGATAATATTGAAAAATTCTATGAAGAAACCAATTTGGTTAAACGTAAAGAAATTTTAAAAGAAATTTACGCCAAATCAGAGGACCTGATAAAGAAATTTGAAGAGGATAAGGTACAAATACTAAACAAAGAAAAACGCCCTGATTAGGGCGTTTTTGTTTTTAGAATTGTGCTTTAAACTTCACAACTGTTTTGGCAGCAATTTCTATAGGAGCACCCGTTTGTGGGTTTCTACCAACTCTAGCTTTGCGCTCCGTTGTTGAAAAGTTACCAAAACCCAAGAAACTTGCTTTGCCTGTTACTTTTACAGCCTCACTAATTTGTGTAAAAACATCTTCGACAATGGTTTTTGCTTGAATTTTTGTAATTCCGTTGTTCTCTGCTACTTTTGTAATTAATTCTGATTTATTCATAATAGATATTAGATTTGACCTATACAATCGAGGTTTTGGTTATTAATCTGTTATTTCAATTTTAAAATTTATTAATGCTAAATATGTTTTTTTATCAATTAAATCTTTAAACTCGTTAGCTACTTTACGAATGTGTTTTTCTTTCCCTAATTTGTAAAAATTAAACGCCTCTATTTCGGTATCAAACAAACCGATTCTTTTACTATTTAAGCTTGCTGTAAATTTTGATTTTTCTTTATTAAATGAAACCCCAATGAAATATTTACCCCTTTTTCCCTTGCTGTTAAGTAGCAATGAATTTAATGCTCTTGGAACAAAAACACATGTTTCTTCTGAATAGACTCGATTGTTTTTAAAAAGAATATCCTTATCAAGTTCATAGCTCTCTTTATAGTTTTTATAAAACCATTCTGCAAATATTTGAAAATTATGCCAATCTTCATGAACAGAACATCCTTTGTATGCAGGAAATCTTATTTGCCATTTATTATTATAACATCTGGTAAGCATACTTCTCCATACTCTATATGCTTTTGTATATTTATCATCTATTTTGGCTTTATGTTTTCCTTCACCTATAAAACCTAATTTTGATTTTAAGTTTTTAATATAACCTTTTTTTAAATTGTCATACTTAATAGAATAGCGAATATTACCATCTTCAAATTTAACATCTACGTCGTTACAATTTCTGTATAAAATTATTTCAACTACCTCTCCATTTTTAGTAACAAACTTTTCTCCTATTCTATTTTTCATATTACTTCGTGGTTATTAATAGTGTTTATTCTGTCTATGATGCTGGCTTTTGTCAATATCCTATAATTGATACTGTCTTTAAACTTTTCGTCAACCATTTGTTTTGTTGGAATCATACCTTTGTCAATATCGTTTATCATATCCTCAATGCTGATTTCGTGTTTGAGTGCCATTCCTTCAATAATATACTCTCGAATGCAGTTTTTTTTACGGGCACCCACATTAAAATTATGCAAAGGATCGTTGTTCCTCATGTATTCCTTTGCTTTTTCTTTTAAGGAGGTTCTGATCGTTTCGATTACTTCGTCAACTATTTGGTCAAACTCTTCTATTTTCATGCCGCTTCTGTTTTTTGTTGCATCTTAGTAATTAAGCTGCGTTTATTAGCAATTGTTCTTTTTAGGGCTTGATTTTCCGCTAAAAGAGTATTGTTTTTCTGGTCCATTTTTTTTAGATCAGATAGTAAATCGGTATAGTTTTTAGCCATTATCTCTGTAGATTCGGCTATGCGTATTAATGCTGAGACTTTAATTTGTTCCAAAGTTGCTTTTTTTGGATCTAATTGTATTAAAGGCTGTTTGCTAATGTTTTTTAGGCTGAATTGTTCTTTGTCCATTTGATGCTTTATTGAGTGTTGTAATTATTTTTTTTAGGTGCTTGATTTCTACTTGGTAGCTTTCTATAATTTGATTTTTATCTTGAACCACTTTGTTAAATCGTTCTTTTTCAAAATGGTGTTCGGTAAGCGGATCATCGCAATTGCAATTTTCGTTTATTAAATTATGAAGATTGCCATAACACATAGGGATAAAGTGTTTTTTGCCTTTTTCATCGTATGAATAAAAACACTTCACGGAATTATCTTGTTACCAAATTCATCAAAAAAGTTTTTATTTGCCTTAAATACTCCAGAAGGCAATACGTCTATATTAGGCTCCCAAAAAGAAAGCTTCCCTTTTACATTCAGAATTGGTTTCTCATAAAGAACTGGATTTGCCAATACCCAATTGTATATTGGCTTTATGTTTGGAAGAACATTTTTATAATAATTTCTTTCGTCTTTTTCATCTATGAAATCATCTTCTTCACGAAACGCTGTTTTTTCAGCCCAAATACTCTCGTGATTAATTATACAATCGATGATGTCAACTTCTCCAATGATTGCAGATATAGATTGACTATACAAAAAATCAGCAGTTCTTTCAGTTATGCCTTTATTTTTTAATTTTTTTGAATAATCAATATACATTTCATCAGATATCATTAATCCAAAATCTTCTGATTTAACTTTTTTCCCTGATGCATGAATATAAATTCTACCTCGAAATTTAGTCTTCCATGTTCGGTTCTCGATATTTTTAATACCGTGTGCTATTAGTGATGCGTAAGGTTGCTTAATACTTAATGCTTTCATTTAGTTTTGTTTTTTGTCTCTAGCCTGTGGAGAATGTTAACTCAAGTATTGACTTTAAAGAGGTTTTCAAATTCTATGATTTTTAATAGATCAGCTTCTAAATCTTGATAATTGAGAGCTGTGTATCTAAATATTCGCCATCCTTGACTAACTGCTAGATTATATTTGATACAATCATTAGAAAATCCATTTACAGAGGTATGTCGGCTTTTATCTGAAAAAATACCCTCGTATTCAATTGCAAGTTTTAAATCGATAATTGCCCAATCAAATCGATACCTGCGCTTATTATCAAACTGATGTTCTACAACGTAGTCAGAAATCAATTCTTTTTGTTTAAAACTCATCAGGATAAACTCAATAGTGTTTTTCTCAACTGAGATCTTTTCGACTTTCTTAATTTTGATTGGTTGCACTTTGGCAAGTCCATCAACTTTCAGCCCTTTGGATTTTGCATTTTCTAAATCTTTAAGACTCCAAGCCATCTACTTCTTTTTTAAATTCATCAAACGTTTTAAATCTCTTGAGGTAATTACAAACCACTACGCTTCTGCATCGGTTCTGGACCACACCACTTAACTTTCCTTCAGCTGCTTTCTTTTGGATATCTTCAAGCAGTTGAACATATTGTGGGCGCCAACCTTGAACCATTACATCTTGCTTCAACTCCTCGAGGTATTGCCTCATCTTTAACCGATATAATCGTTTTTTAACTGGAAGTGGAACGAGTAACTTCTTTTCTAATTTATCTATGAGAAGCCAACCATCACTTGAAAAACCTTTGCTTTGAATTTCATCAAAAACCATTTGAATAAAATCTTGCTGAGCCTTTTGTTTTGATTCCTCAGTCGTTTCATTCGAAACTATTTTTAATCTTGATTTAGCCAATTGGTATTCATCATTTAATCGTTTCCATTCCAAATATGCAGTTAATACCTTTCCGGTTGCATTTATCGAAAGTTCAGGAAGTAAGTTGATTTCTTCGTTTTTACTATCTCGTAACTCGCGTGCTAAAGTCATTTTGAAAGCATGGTATATTTCTCCAGGCGTTAGCTTATTGAATTTTGGTGTTGAGGTTAAGAATAAAAGCCAATCTTTGTCCATGTCCTTGTTCTTTTCTCTAACCTGAAGCAATCTAAATAAATCATCCGTTAACTTAGTTTTGGTGTTCACCATGCAATTTTTAATACTGTCCTGGGACATTTCCCACTTCAATATCGTTGGTAAGCTCTCGAACAAGCTTTTCGGTATCGACGCTGGCAGGTTTATACCCTTGATTGCTATTTGCTCCTCCTGAGTTGCTATATTGTTTTCCATTCTGTAAATTTTGATTTTGTAGATTATTAACCCATTCAGTTTCAAATCCGGCCCAACTTCTTACAACACACAATTCTAAAATTTCATTGATGGGAGCATTAGTATCTTGAACTTGTTTAATAAATTTTTTAAAAGCCGTTTCTGTATTTGTTGCTTTTTTTGTTTTTCGAACTTTTAACCATTCTTCAATTAATTTTTTTTCGAAACCAAAATCTATCAATGCGTTTTTGAAACTAAAAATCTCTTTTGATTCTTTTTTTAAAAGAATATCATTAACATTATCATTAACATTATCATTAAAAGCGATGGGGTGCGATGGGGTGCGATGTTTTGCGATAGATATAGCCTCTAGTAGTGTTATTTCTTTAGATTTAAACTTTTCGTATAAATCTATATTCCAACGTTTTAAGTTACCAATAGCACCGCTTTCACTTTTATTTTCTATTTCAGCTTCCCATTTGATTAAATCTCTTTTTAGTTGCATTTTTATCGGTTCAAAAGCAATATTTACCACAAGTTCATCCGTTATTGGATCTTCATCGTTTACATAAGCAAATATGTGTTTCAATAATCTTCCCGCTACATCATCTGGTAATTGCTTAATTAAACCATAAGAATCTGTATAGAGAATAAAGGATGTTTTATCTTTAGCCATTGTCTACCTCGCTTTCTAAAAAAGAGATTTGTTTTTTCAATTCACGGTGAAGTTTAATTGCTGTTGATTTTGATAATTGTATGATTTCTGGATACTCTGAAAAATGGTCTTTGTTTTTGAATGAAACAGTTATGTTGTTCATTGTGTTAGCAAAAACTTCAAGTTCTAAATTTTCTGTTCCTGTATTTTTAGCACCGTTAAAAATGATTGATATATCTGCCATATTCCATGAATGTTTTATTAAAACAAACAAAAATTAAAAAACAAAACCCTTAAAATTAACGGCATCCACTCCGTTTCATTCAAGGGTTGTTTTGGTTTAAAACCATAGCTCTTAAAAGTAGGTGGATCTACAGAGCAAATATATTAATTCTATGTTATAAACATAAAAGTTTATGTAAAAAACATCAAAAAAACGCTTTTTTTATGAAATCAACTTCTGCTGGTAGTAAATAATGGTTTCCATGCACTTTTAAAATACCGTTTATGATAGTTAACTTTATTTCTATTGCGTAATCACGGAATAAGAAATACGTGTCTTTATCAAGCATAGCTGGTATTATGTAAAAGTTGGATTCCATTATTTAAAAAGGTAGATCGTCGGCTTCTTCTTCGTTGCTTTGTGGTGCAAAATTTTGAGGCACTGGATTTGGAGCTTGTTGTTGTTGCGTAGGTGCTGCAGAAGCTGTTCTTTCTCTGGTTGAAGAGTATAGTTTTATTTCTCTAGCAAGGCATTTTAGGTTGGCTTTGTGCGTGCCGTCGTCGGCCGTGTAGGACTCAATTTCTGGTTTACCCGTAACTTCAACTAAATTTCCTTTAAGTAACCAAGGAGCGAGGCCCACATCGTTTGTGAAATAAGCTACTTTGTACCATGTGGTTACTTTTTCTTCTTTCACCTTTTCAGTTACTGCTACAGAAAAATTGATTACTTGAATATTTCCTAAATCTTTTACTTCGGCATCGTTTCCTATATGCCCTACTAGTGTCATTTGTTGCATGTTATTTTTGTTTTAAAATGGATATTTGTTTTTTGGTATTGTTTCTAAATGATCATTTAGATCTATTCTTTTAATAAAATTTTTGTTGATCCAGTAACCTACTGATCCGCCTCTTATTGTTTGCTTTACAAGTATTCCTTTTTGGCAATTGGTAACTTTGAAGTTGTCATTACTTTTGAACTGCCAAAACAACTTTATATTACACGTTAATTATCATAAAATCAAGTTGTTAAGGTGTAATTGTGTTGCGTGTATAAACGAGTTATGCCTCAGTTTACCGAACCGAAATAGAAACGACGACTAAAACCAAACTATATGAAAATTTACAATGCTGATTTTAAAATAATACGGTTAGATTTTAATATCGAAATTTTAAAAACTAAACCATTAATGGAGTCTAAAGCAGAAATTGTTTTAGAATTGTTTCCTGCTTCTGACGGTATTAAAGATGCTTGTAAATTTGGTTTTAGAATTGCGTCACATTTTTTAGAAATGAATTCAAAAAAAGAAGCTGTTGGTTATCTGTCTGAATATTTCTCTGATTTTGTAATAGAAAATAAAGCTAAAGACGTGGTTGATATTAAAAGATTTGTTGAAAACGCATTTCTTAATCACGAAGTTCAATTTCAAGACAATAAACCGACAGAAGTTATAATGGACAACTTAATTTTAAATCCAAATATTGACGGATTTACGGATGATGTATTTTCTCATCTAAAAAAGCACGGATATTATCCTTAATAATTATTATCGGAACTGACTTAATAGCTTTTTTTAGAAACTTTCTTTTGAGGTTTTTCTTTGGAAATTGATAACCGTGTATTTTTGACATAATATTGTTTTTAAAATACTTCCGACTTAGAAACGGTGCGGAAGCGAAACCGAAAATTGAAACGTAAAAATTGAAATAAATAAAAAACCGAAGGCATAACAGCTAGTAAGCAATAGTCGGGCATCGGGTTTAATTTAATTAATTGTTTTGTACTTG